GTGCCTCTCTAAGAACTCTCTTAACGGAGTTTTTAATTACATAATGTTTGCAACAATGAAAGAACGATAGTAGTTGTTTGATTGAGCAGTTAAACCACCAAGACCTGGATTTGTACCTTCTGCGAATGGGTTAGCAACTAGACCGTAACGGGTCTTGAAACCAATCTTAGGTTGGAAAGTACCTGTATCAACTGCACGAACCATTTGTAACGGAACGTATGGGCAATAGAACAGACCAGCGTCATAGGCATTAGAACCTTTGAAACCAACAACTGCGAACTCGTTAGTAGCAGAAGTTTGTGCATATGGGTCAATATAAACCTTGATGCGACCAAACATTGTACCAGCGAATGTGTTACCTGTATCGTCAACAGTTAAGTTAACTTGTGATTGCAAAGCAGAGTTGTAATCTAACAAACCAGCCATTGCAAATGCAGAAGCTACATCAGAAGAAACGATGAGGATGTTACCTTTGCCACGACGTGTTGTCTTAGCAATAGTATTGGCTTCACGTTCGATTTGGAATGCCAAACCTTTAATCTTCTCAACCATCCAGCGACCGTTAGAGTCTGTGTCTAAGTCGAATCTACCACGAGTAGTAGTACCAACTTGAGCACCTAACTTAGCAGTACCGTAGATTGTGCGGATAACTTCACGGTTAATTTCAGCAAGAATCTCAGTAGAGAGAATGTTTGCTAATTCTGTTTCAGCGTCAAGACCATGAACAGCTTTCAAGTCTTGTGCTAATTCGATTGAGTATTCTGCCTTCAAAGCACGGGTCTTTGCAGTTACAGTTACTTTCTCGATTGAGAATGCCATTTCTTGGAATGTGTTACCAGCGGCACCATCACCCAAAGCTTCAGCAGAACCCGTTGTCATAGCAGCGATTGCAGCAGCGTTAGATGTGAATGTTTCTGTTGGAGCTGTACCAGTTGTCAATGCTACTTGAGCACCACCACCGTTTGCACCAGCGAAACCTGTGTTAGCTTCGTTATAGAAAGCTTCTGTACCACCTTGACCAGCATACTTGGTACGCATAGCGAAAATCAAACCAGTAGGACCGGTCATTGGCTGAACGCCGCAGATGTCATAAGCGATTAGATTTGGTAAAGAACGGCGAACCAAGCTGATTAAGATTGGGTCAAAACCGGCAACAGGACCAGCTGCAGCAGCACCGCCACCGAAACCGCCTGTACCAGCAAAGTTTGTAGGTGAACCAGTTTCTGTCAACATACCAGCAGATTTTGCCATTTCAACGGCTTGATTCTCAAGCACAACAGCAGTTACAGCTTTACGGTATGGGTCTTTGATAGCAGGCATATCTGGATGATCCAGAACGCCAGCCCATTTAGTTTGTAATTGTTCGGACAAATACATATTAGTTATCTCCTAGGGATTAGAGTTTTGTTTTAGAAATTGCGTTTGCAACTGCGGCAACTAGCGGGTCGTTAGAAACGATTTGCTTTTCTGAGCCATCAGTTACTTCTTCTTGTAGTTGTGACTCTCTCGCCTTGACAATGCCAGACGGAAAATAGTTTTCACGGATAGTTTCAAGTTTCTCTTTGTATTCGTCCTCTGTGGAGAATTCAACACTCTCTGCGAGCGATTTGATTTTTTCAACTTGTGTATCTGTTAAACCATCACATACTTCACGAGTAAGTTCGGATTTGCGTGACTCTACCAATGCCTTAGCATATGATACACCACGGTCGATTTCTTCATTGAGTTTGCTTTCAAGTTCTTCAACTTTAGAAGCAAGTTCTTCAACTAGGTCGACTTTTTCGGCAGGAACATCAATGTAGTTCTCTGCGAATAGATTACGGAGACCGGCAATAAAATCTTCGGTCATTTCAGCACGGAGACCAGATTCGATAGCGATTTGGTTTTCTTCCATCCATTGCTCAACAATGTATGAGAGGTAGTCATCTACTTTCTCTGTTAGGTCTTGCTTGATGGATTCAACTGCTTCTTCAAGCATACCAGCATAGCGTGATTCTGTTTCTTCTTCAATTTGAGTAACACGGTCTTGAACACGAGCTTCAAAAATTGTAGAAACTTTAGATTTGAATTCTTCTGAAATGGTGGAGTCGTCTGCAAAAAGGGCATCAATGTCCTCTTTCATCTTCTTTTTCATCATTTCTTTCTTTTCGTCATCATGCATTTTTTCAGCAAGGATTTCTTCTTCTTCGACTTCTGTGTTTTCCATTTTAGAGGAAGCAGCAGATGGCTTAGTCGTAGGAGCTGTTGCTGTCTTAGCGCCTTTAGTAGCGTCAATCTTAGCAGAATCGTCTGTTGATTTATAGTTGGTATTAGTTGGACCACCTAGGTCAACCATTTCACCATCTAGTTTTTGCGGAGGCATAGCTGGTGCGGAACTCTTGCTTGATGCAAGAATGTCTGCTGCTGCCTCGAATAGTTTATTTGATGCCATTAGGAATCTCCTTATGATTTCTTATTTATAAAATTAAAGTTTTCGGATAAAGTTTTCAAACAAGTTGAGGGCAACTCGTTCCAAGTCTTTGCGTGATGCTTGTCTAATCTGTTTCTTCGCTGAATCAATATCTGCTTCTACAAAGCGTCCATCAACGAATAACCATTCTTTGTTTTCCATGATACCATTAACAAAAGCGCCTGGAGCAGAAGGATCTGCCACAATATCAGCTGCGGTTGCTAAACGAAAATCATCTTGTACCAAGTTATAACCTTCTTTAGTTTGCGTGAGAGAACCCATGCCTCTGGAAGATACTCCAAGGTTAACACCAGAGTCAATAAAATTCTTAACAATCTGACCGTATGGTGTTTCCAAAATCATTGCTTTGCCAATAAATGCTTCACCATTATCTTCTAAAGAAATAATCTTGTGAGATACTCTTTCTAAGTTAAGTGATGGTGTATCAGGATGTCCTAATTCACCTAAAGCACGATTTGTTTTGACAAACTCCTCATTATAACGACTTACTTCTTTAGACAAAGTGTCTTTAGAATAAACTCGGTTATTTTTATTAGGTTTGTCATAAACTAAAAAAGGACCTGTAATATACAAGTTCTTTTTACCATTTTCAGAAGCCTCAGTAATATACTTGACTTCTTCAATACTTTCTCTAATTAGTTTCATGTTACATTCCTGTTAGTGGTGTGGTGTAAGTAGCAATCTTAGATACTTCTAAGAAAACTGTACCACCAGTTACAACAGTAATAACCACATTTGATGTGTTATTATTGGCGATTGAATAACCCCACTCATCACATCTAATTTCGCCTGCGTTGTGTAGTGTTGCAATGTTGTTACCATTACGAACAATTTGAATGTTTCCGTTTGTCGTCCAATTAATTCTTTTAATATTAGCTGCACTAACAACTTCATTACTGTCAGCAGCTAAAGATGTAAGATTGGCATAATAGGTACCAATACCTTCAACACGAATGACTGAAGCGGATCTTAGTGAGTTTGTAATTTCTATTGGCATTTTATTTTATTCCCATGGATGTTCGGCGTCTAATGGACATTTTTCGTTTGAGTAGAGTTCTACGCAATTTAGCTTTACCTTTAGTCTGCCAATACCTTTTTAGTTTTCTAGCTTTTTGAATCCTTTGAATTGCAGGTATACGAACAACACGATTACCTGAAACTCTAAATCCTTTAATTGCAGATTTGCGAACATTTTTCTGAACAACAATTCTGCCTTGTGCATTACGGCGAATACGGCGGCGAATCTTTTTAATTCGACCCATTTTAACCACATTGGTTGAAGCTTCATCTAAAACTTCTTCTACCATTGTATATGTATCTTGCCCTACCACAATCTTTTCTTCTTGCAAACGGTCGCTTGAAATCACATCAAGGCGAGCAAACACCACTTCTTTTGCTTCTGCTAACCGACCACTTACAATTAATTCTACTAAGCTCACTTCATTTGTTTCCAAGAGAACTCAGCTGCTTTCTGCATATGATGTGATGACCTTGCCACCATATCAGCAAACTTCTTTTTGTTTACATCATTCAAACTCTTGTGTACCGTCAATACGGCATGAGCAGTCTGAGCATCAACCTTACTGGCAGAACCATCTTTGTGGTTTACTGTACCATGTTGGTGTGTATCTTTAATCTTTTGCAATTGACCAATAGCATCAACTGCTTCTTCTACCTGCTCAACTTCTTCTTGTGCTTGAATAGAAATGTTATCCAATGTATCATAAGGAACAGTAAAGATTCTTTTTAATCTATCATTATAATACAAAGCAATTTTTGTGCCATCAGGATACAAACGAATAGCTTTACGCTTTAGAACTAATACAAATGGAGGTTCTCTACTTTCGTCTAGTTGAATTGCTTCTTCTTTAATAGCATCAGGATCATCACCAACCCGTGGTGCAGTATCGCCTACTTTAGTTCTGTGTGCTTTATACTTTCTA